AACCATTGCGTCCCGGCAGCAGCTCGATGGCGCGCTCGTCCCAGAACGGTGCGGCGTTGCTCGAGGTGGTGTTCAGGAAGGTGATCGGAGCGCCAGCAGCCGGCGCGACCGTCACGTTCTTGTATTCCAGCTCGGCCTGCGTCGGCGCCACGTCGGCCGAGATGATCGGCGGGCTGATGCTGACCGTGCCGGTACCGCCCGCACCGGTGACGATGGCGACGATCGTGAAGGTCTTCAGCTGGCCGGTGTCGACCTTGCTGATGTGGTGCACGGCGTTGACGCCTGCGATCGTGAACTTGTCGCCAACCTTGACCGTGCCGCTGGTGACAGTGATTGGCAGCGTCTGGTACCGGTTGTCGACGTTGCCGGTCTCGCCGGTCACCGCCGTGCTCGTGGCCTTCGGGATGTAGCGCTGGTTGGCGCTGGTCACCGTCACCGTCACGCCGGCCGCAGCGGTCAGGCGATAGGTGTAGTCCGACTTGAAGGTGTCGAAGCCGCTGACGTGCCCGATGAAGGCGTTCTCATAGGCCGGGTTGACCTTCGAGTTCGGCGAGGTCTGCGGCTTTGCCAGCGAGCTGGCCATGCTGTTGTAGTCGCGGGCGTGGATCGCCGCGACACGGCGCGAGCTGTCGCCGACCAGGCCCTGCTCGATCATCAGCGCGTCGGCCGCGGCCAGGTCGTCGAAGCCGGAGGCCGGAGCTGTGCGCTTGACCACCAGCGTGCCCTGCACTGCCGCGACGTTGGCGCAGGCGATGTTGATGTCGGTGGCCAGGCGCTGCATGGCGCTGCGGTACTTGCGATCGCGCTGCTGCGGGTCGTTCAGGTCGTTGCTGGTCATCGCCCAGGGGACCGACTTGTCGAAGCCCAGCGCGATCGGAACGGACAGCTGGGTCACATCGGAGAACGAGGCACTGATGTCTGTGCCGGCGGCGCCATCGACCGAGACGCTGACGTATGGCACAGGGCGCCAGATGGCTGTGCCCTGCGATCGTTCGAGGATGACGGGATCGGCGTTGAACTTGGAGACGTTGCGCCCGAAGGTCAGCAGGTCATCGAAGCCGGCCAGCAGCTCGTCGAAGAAGACCGTCTCCTGCTTGGAGAACGCCGTCGCGCCCAGCACGAGGCCGGAGCGAGTCATGAAGCCGAACAGCTTCTGATGGATGGAGTGGCCGATGAAGGCCACCATGGCGGCCGCGAAGGCCACGATGCGAAGTGCGCAAGTCTTGACCACGATGGGCCTCCTGAAGGATGAGTGAACAGATGCGGCAGCGCCGCGTTGCTTTACTCATCCGCTCAGGGCCGGACGGGGGCCTCATTCACTGCCCTTGAGGTGGGCGATTCCTTGCGCCGTGAGGTGGCGCGGCCCGCGGCCGAATCAGGCCGCTTGTTTCTTCTGCCGCAGATACGCGGCCACCTTCGTGCGGTCGCCGGTCTTGTCGGCCTGGGCCTGCAGCTCGGTCAGGCGGCTGTCGACGGCGGCCGAGCCTGCCACCGAGGAGCGCACGACCCGATCGGGCGGCGGGGCTGATTTGCGTGGGGTGACTTTCAATTCCGTCTCCAGCTTGCCAATGGCGATTGCGAACTTGACCGGGTCATCGATGGTGGCCAGCTGCTTGGCGCGCTTCGGGTTCTTGCCCAGCGCATAGCGCAGCAGCGCCGAGGTCTTGGCATCGTCGGGGCCGCCGAGCACGATGCCCTGCTGGACGGCGGAGAAGGTGTCCTCGAAGGCCAGCGCTGCCTCTTCCTGGTCGGCGACCTTGAGCGTGGCGGCGGCCTTGGTGACGGCATCGATGCGGCCGGACCACCTGGTGCGCTGCTGCTCCTCGGCCTGGGCCTTGGTGCGCTGCTGTTCGTCGGCCGAGGCCTTGCGGGTCATCCAGGCATCGAGCGCCAGGCCGAACTTGTCCTCGTCGAAGTCGATGTCCGGGTCGGAGAGCTTCGGGCGCTCGCCGACGGTGACAGCAGCCGTGGCGCCAGGGCCCTTCAGCCGGGCGATCTCGGTTTCGCGCTCGCGCAGAACTCGGGTCAGCTCGCGGTTGCTCTTGCGCAGTTCCCGCAGCCATTCCGGCGCGCGGCGGGCGTCCTCGTCGTCATTGGCAGCCGGCTCCTCGCCGAGCGTGACGACGATCTCGTCATCTGCGCCGGCCTCAGCGGCCGCGGCCTCGCCGCCTTCGCTGTCGGATGCGCCGTCCGCCGCTTCGCCTTCCTCGCCGGCCTCGGCAGCGCCCTCGCCGCCTTCTCCAGCATCATCCGCGCCCGGTTCTTCCTCGCCCTCAGGCTTGGCGACACCGCCGCCACCGCCCACTTCGACGACGCCGAAGCTGAACTGGGAGAGCAGAAACCGGAGCAGCTTTGAAGGGTTCATCGTTCGGCTTCATTGAATCAATGCCTGATTTTCATTCAAATATTCCGAATTGCAAAGGCGCGAGGATTCAGGTAAGCCGAATTGTCAGGACAGACGGGGCGGCCCGTAGAGCATGTCCTGCAGTGCCTGCGCGCTGGCCAGGGCCTGCTGCCGGGTGGCGATGTCAGCGTCGGACAGAGTCTTGGCTGTCTGGGCGCGCTTGAGCTCCGCGTCCGCGATCGTCTGCACGGTCTTCGCGCGGTTGTTCGCGGCGGCAGCGTCGGCCTCCTGCGCCGCGGCCAGCAGGTACTGCGATTGCGGGTCCGGCTGCTGGTTCGCCTGCTCCTGCGCCATCTCTGCCTGCTCGTCCTTGGTCGGCTTGACGACGCCCATGCGGACCATCTTGCGGCGGAAGTACTCGCGAGCGTCCTGCAGGCCCTCGCCCTCCATGTTCATCAGGGCCAGGCTGCTCAGCACCTGCTGCGTCTCCGGGTCTTGCGTGAGCTGCATCATGCCGGTGAGCGAGCGCACGGTGGCGGCGCGCCGGCTGGTGCTGCTCGGGCCCACATCGACATCCACCTCGAAATTGGCCTTGGCCAGGTCGTTCTCGACGAAGTCCTCGCCGGTCTCCGGGTTGTAGGCCGGCTGGTTCATTACGACGCTGCTGGCCTCGCCGCTGGAGTCGACGACCTTCATGCGCCGCGAGTCCTCGACGACGATGTCCTTCATCATGCTCAGCCACACCTCGCCCGAGCGCTTCATGCTCTTGGCCAGGTTGCTCATGTAGATGAAAACTTGCATGTCCAGCCGGTTCTGGATCAGCTCGACGGCCTTGCCGCTGAGATTGGGCTGCATCTGCTCGCCGGCCTGCTGGTTGCCCAGCAGATCCTGCAGGGCCTGCTCAGCGATCGCGGACAGGGCTGCCATGGCCGGCGGGATGTTCGGGGCCTTGGTGTAGCCCAGGGGTTGCGCGGAGCCGGGGATCTTGTCCCCGTTGGCGTCCGTCAGCGAGTTCGCCAGCAGGTAGGGGAAGCGCTTGACGTTGTCGTCGGCCCACATCTGCGCGTGTCCGGCGATCTGCGCCGGATCGAAGATCGGCTTCTCGGCATCGAATCGGGCGCACATCTCTGCCAGCCAGCTCTGCAGCATGTTGACCAGGCGCTGAGCATCCTTGGCCAGGCGCACATGACCCATGCACCGCTCGACGCCGTCGACCACCCAGCGCTTGGCGAAGAAGGGCACGATCGGGATGCAGGCGCCCGGGATGGTCTCGCCGGTGTTGAGCATCTTGGTGCCGCTCATCAGGTACTTGACGATCTTGATGCGCTTGACCTTCTTGGTCCGCACCTCGCGGAAGCCTGTCGCCTCCAGCTCGTCGAGCAGCTTGTCGTCGGCCTCGATCTCGCGATCGGTGACGCGCATCTCCTCGGCATCGGGGTCCAGCCCGCGATAGAAGTGCACCGTCTCGGTCGCTTCCTCGACGCGGTAGAGCTCGGCCACCCAGACCAGATCCGGCGTGCACCAGTCGAACTGGGCCTGCGTGATCTGCTTCTGCATGGTGGCCGGGTCTTCGTCGAACTCCGCCTCAAAGGCCTTCCAGGTGTAGGGCGTCAGGACATAGCAGCGCTGGGCGTCGGACTTGTCCTGTCGCTTGGCGCCGAGGTCGAAGAAGACGCAGCTGTCGGCGTCGAAGATCGGCTCCATGCAGACGCGCTGCTTGTCGTTCTCGTCGTCCAGCTCGTCCTCGTACTTGGCACGCATGCGCCAGGCGCCCATGCCGCCGCCGACGCCCTCCTCGAAGGCGTTGTCATAGGCCTCGTCAGCGGTGCAGGACTTCTCGTCTGCGCGGTACAGGCCATCGCAGGTGTCGGCCATCGTGTCGTTGGCCGTGCCGTCCTTGGGCATGAAGTCGACGGTGATGCGGTTGTTGCGGTACTCCGAAAAGATTCGGATGACGGCCAGGTGGACCTTGTTGAACTCGAAGCGGGGTTTGTTCTCGAACTGGTCGGAGAGCGGGCCCTCCCATTGGGCGCCCTGGATGGAATAGAAGCGCCTGTCAGCGAGGCATTGCATGCGCTCCTCGCGCTGCGCCGACTGGATCTCATCGAACTCGATGATGGCTTCGGAGTGAAGTTTCTGCAGGCGCTCTGCCTGGGATTGCCTGGCCATATCGTCTCCCTACCCATGCGTTGGGTGCGGTGGGGAGCTGCTGGCGGCTCGGTTCGGCTCAGCGGGCCGGCATGCGCCGGTCGAGTGGCCTGATTCTATCGACGGCCT